ATTAATTTTAATAATAATATAATTTATCTTATATTTATGGTTCAATTTTTCTACGAAATCTTGGAACAAAACACAAAAGGTATGATGAAAGTTTTATCCCTAGCTTCGGCTAAGTTGATTCAGACAGATAGTTATGAATATGTGGAAGAACTGTGTTTTACAACACAGAGGTCCCTATTAACACCATTCTTTTTTTTAACAGAATGGTTTAACAAAACAAATTCAGAACGTATCTGTCGTGAGTTAAATTATATGTGTAATTCTATAATAAATTACATAATGGATGGAAGTATTATTGATAAGCTCAAGGCCCTCGCTACTACTGCTCTTACTGAACATGATTTTTCAGTTTATAAACTTTTTTATATGGGAACTTTATTAAAAGTTCTCAGACAAAAATTATTTTTAAGTAAGGGTAGTAATGGAAAGAGGAAGATGCTATCAGCAATGAGTTTCTTTTATTCTCTTAATCAGATGAAGACTGGTTTATCGCGTTTACCTATGGAAAATGTTTTTAAAAACATTGACTCTACTGTAGACAAACTAAACAAGGTCGATCAAGCAAAGTTAGATTCCCTTAACGGGAATCCATCAATGCAATGGATCCTTAAATTTGTAACTGATTTAGTAATAAGAGGTAACGAGCACTTGTATAAAGAAAAGCGTTTCCTTCCTGTTGGTGCAACTTTTGAATATAAACACGATGAAGTTCGTGAAAATTTTATCAGTCAAACTCTTAACGTTAGCTTTGAAGCTAAAGAGAAAATCTTTGACGATGAATTTCGTAAATTTAATCGTGGTGACCCTCAATGGGCACGAGTTGCGGTTCTTGATGAACCTTTGAAGAATAGATTCTTGACAATAAATTCTACTGGATTCCAAATGGGAACAAGAGAGCTTCAAACATTTCTTACGAAATGTTGGAAGAAATCTGAGTTTTCCACTATGGATGATGATAGATTAAATCATGATTTATTGACTAAGTTTTATGGACTTTTTCCTAATGAATACGTGACTAGTATAGACTATTCTTCAGCCACTGATAACTTGTTATCACAAGTTACACATATAATTATTAATGAGATTACAAGAATTTTGTATAATTCTGATACAATCTCATATGATGAATTAAGGTATTACAGATCTGCACTCGCAGCCAAAGTGATCACATTTGATCGAGCTTTATATGTATCCACAATCCAAGGTAGTAAATATCTCCGTAGAGTTAAAGACTACTTTAATGGAAAGGGTACTTTTAATCAAGTTGGTGGGCAGATGATGGGTAATACATTGTCTTTTACGTTATTATGTATAGCAAATTTATCTACATTTATTTATGCGAAGTTTATGAACTCTCCCGAGGGAAGTTTTAAACGACACTTGAAATGGTATATCCAAAATAATACTCTTCCTAGAGATCCGAGACACTTTTTACAAAGGTTCTATGATCAAAATGTTGAGCGATTAGGTTGGTGGCTGTTTATAAATGGTGATGATGCTGTTGGTAAGTTGACTCTTCAAGAGAATATACTTCAGGAACGGTGTTCAACCTGTTATGGTTTGATACGTAATAAATTAAAGACAATAAATAATTCAGAAAAAGTTTTTAACATTAATTCTAGACAATTTTATTTTAATGAAGAAGGTCTCGTTTACGAGATCGGTCATTTAAATCAAAGAGTTATGTATAATTGGAATGTTAAACAGATGATTAGAGAAATAGTTGAGGATGTTGAAGTTGATTTTGTTGGTTTATATAATAAATTAATAGAACAACTTTCACACACTCAGCCTATTGAGAATTTGAATTCTGTTTCAGACTTTTTCTTAAAAATTCATCATAAGAGAGAAGAATTATTCATTGAAGATCGTTTTCTTTCCACAAGAGTGGGCGGGAAAAGTATGACTTCTCTTCTTTACACAACACCACCTAGAATTTCACGTTCTAGAGTATTGACAATCCATAAATTTCTCAAAAGGAAATTTCTTGGAGTTGGTCTGGTCAATGAAAGCCCTTTTTGGGAACTTAATTGGCAGAAGGAAATAGATTGTTTTGTAAAGAAAGGAGATCATGTTTTTAACGTAGGTCAAAAGAAAATTACTAAGTCATCATACTATATTGCTATGATCGCTAAGTTTAAGATTTATCTTTTATATGCTCTAGGGTATATAAAAGTAAGTTACTTAGAGAGTCCTGACTCTGAGGAGTATGATGACATCTTCAATAGAATTTTAACAAAAACATCAAGTGTATATTCTTTATGTGATTTATCACGGGAATATGAATTTGTATCCACTTGGGATTTCTTTTTGGATAAATACACTCCAATTTTGGAAGCAGCAAAAGGTTTCTTGGAAACCGATCTTATATTTAATGATCTTGCTATCCAAAATTATGGGTATTTCTTCGAATCAGATTTCTGTGGATTACATATTAGTCGTACTGAACGTACTCCTGATGTAAATTCTGAGGAATTTTTGTTAATCTCATTATGTTTAATTGATTTTAGTTTATAGAGGTTATTGTTGCTATATTGCATCTTATCGATAATCTTGAAATTTATATATTTAAATTATGTCAAATAAGAAAACTCAAACAACTAAAAAGTTAGAAGGAAGAGAAGTAAATTCTGGCCATGGCGCACAACATCTTAAGGGTGTTAGTCCGGATTCCAAGGTGTCTTTACAATCTTCAAGTAAAAAACAACCAACAAGAAGCAAGCCGCTTGTTGGTCATCTTCAAACAAGAAGATCAAGAATGAATAAAAAGGAAAATCAAGAGGTTGGAACCTCAGGAATTATGGATCTTGATTTAGGAAACATTGTCGGAACTCTTACTGATGTTGGTACAACAGTAGGAGGTATGATGGCAGGAAATCCTAAATCATTTCTAGATATTCCTCAGACGATCATGAAAGTTGTCAATACTTCTTCTGGAGTGGTGCGGGATTTGCAAAAATCTGACGGTACTAGTGCTCCAGAAAGAGTCATGTTAACTAAAAGTGATGTCACAGAGAAACAGAATGCTAATATTATTGAAAGTTTACGTAAATCTGTTCCGGTTGTCAATACAACTAATGTCCCTACAAGCTTTGCTGGTGAGTTTACCTTGCCCCCATTGAGTACTGTTGAAAAAGTACATAATGGTGCAAAAGTCTTGAATGTAGTGGGTGCTAGTGTAGGACAACCTTTAGCGTTCCATCCAACTGATCCTACTGTTTTCTATAATACTTTCACAAGTAGAGTGTCCCCAATTGATTTTGGTGGTGCTTTTGGAACACGTGCATCGAATATAGCTTCTAACTTTCAAAAGTGGAGGTTGAATTCTTTGACAATCCAATATGTACCATCCATCAATACTACTGAGTCCGGTAATGTTGTTTTAACATGCTTAGACGGAACAGACATTCCTTCTTCTACGTCGCTTAATCAAGCTTCACAGAGAGAAATGTTTGCTATGTCTTCTGTATATAGTGGAACAACATTAAAGGTTCGAGGTAATACTAATTGGTATTTTACTTCTAGTCAGTTTTCTAGCGATCCTATTAAATTTTATACATCATGGACGTTACAATTCTTTACTATTGGAAATGACACTGCTTTCTACAATGGATACGCTGGATATCCAATTTTCTTCTTTGATTTTGATGTTGCATCTGGAGCCGAGGCTCCTTATTCATTTGCATCCAAATTACTTAACACTGTACGTATTCCGTGGTTCCTTAGTGGACCATCTGATATGACTTTATCGCAGTTTGTTAAAATTGGAGCATTAATCTCAAAATCAAAGTTAGAATATGATCAAATGATCAATCTCTTTTTCGCTTCCTCTCCATTGAGTGAGAAGGTTACTCTGTTTGAAGGTAATATATCTTGCGACATATTATCTATAGAGAAACCGACTTGGACCAATGGAAAGCTTAAATATGTTCAAACTCATATGAAGCAACC